CCGCGAAGGAAGAACATGGCGCGGAGCAAGAGGAACAGTCGGGGATGATTCTTTAATGAAGATTTTTCACAGAAGGTAACGAAGGAAAACAAAGGAGAAATAGATGCAGGATAATTGTAAACCATCCAGACAGTCTCAAATTGGCTCGGCTGTTTCTGAGCTCAGTCGTCAACTCGAACGACTCGAAGAAGTGTGTAAAAGTCATGCTGACCGGATAACCCCAATTTTGCGGCCAAATGCGGAAGTTGTAGGGGGATGCTGTGGACAGTCTGTCCCCAAAGAAGTGACGGCTCCTCTGGCCGAAGCGTTGACGTGCGCCGCCGATAAGGTTGCAAGCGCATGTGCATTCATTGAGGTTTTAAACTCACGGGTCGAGATTTAAAAACCATTCCAACCCTTGGACAAAATATGTCCAGGGGTTGGAAATGAGGAGTTGGGCAAGACGATGACGGCGAAACTGACAAGGGAATGGTGGGTGTGTTTGTGCGATGAGCACGGGAACGTGCGGCACCTGACCGTCGGGGACTGGCTGGGCGCAAACCGGCTGGAGCTTTTGCAGGGAACGGAGGAAACCCTACCCGTCGCTCTGGCGGATAGTCTGGATAGTTCGCAGGAGGCCGGGCGGATTGTGAAGAGGCAGATTGCGGCGGCGAGAGAGGCGAAGGAACAACAGACGAATCAGACAGATCGGACGGATGGATGAAGAAGACGAAGAAAACAAAACTGCTGGATTTGATCGCTCCTGTGGAGCCGTTCGGTAACAGCTATGCGTCTTCGTGCGGACACAAGTGGAGTGCAGAGCTGCTATACTCCGAAGTGAAGCGGCAACAGATCGTGCCAGAAAAATTTCCTCTGAGGTTTGTGAACACCTCGGAATCACCGTTTAACGGCGACCGGATGTGCGACTTCATTTACCACGCCCGGCGCATTCTTAATGCGGACTACAGCATTCCGATTGTTGTCAGCCCACTGGGCGGGATTGTTGATGGGTTCCACCGCGTTGCTCACGCGATCCTCGATGGAAAACATTTTGTGATGTGTTACCGCCTGAATGAAATGCCGGAACCAGACGGAAAGGATGAGGCATGAGCATTGAGAGGGTCAGCCGGTGGTTTGCGATGGGGTTCCGCTGCGGGGAGGACGGGAAGGCAGAAGCCACCCTGCCATTGTCGGCCTGCGAGAATGATTGGCAGAGGGCGGATCTGAGAGCGGGGTTTGCGGAGGGGGTCAGAAAACCTGAAACGGGAAACTTGAAACCTGAAAAGCATATTCAGTTCTGGCTGGTTTCCGGAGATTGGAAACATGAAGACGTGGAAGAGAAAATTATGAAACCTGAAATTGGAAACCTGAAAACAGGGGATGTGAAATGAGTTGGACGATTGGTGGAAGTCCGCAGCGTGAACCTGGTGTGGTGTGCCATAACGAAAAGTGCGGTGCGCGGGATGCGGTGACGAATGTGTGTAATTCGAATTTTGGAAAGTTGTGTAAGGATCGGGTTGCGACTACGGAAGATACGGAAGGAAAAAACTAATGGCCACAAAAAGCACAAAGAAGCCGGATCCGGTGAACCATCCTGCGCATTACACAAGCCACCCGTCAGGGGTGGAGTGCATTGAAGTCACCCGGCACATGACGTTCAACTGCGGCAATGCGGTGAAGTATCTCTGGCGGAACGGGCTGAAAGACGGCAACCCGTCGGCTCAGGATTTGAAGAAGGCGGTCTGGTACATCAACGATGAAATTAAGCGGATCGAAGGGGTAAAAAAATGAAAACGCACAAAATCGGCTGGCTGAATGTTCCGGGATACATCCCGCAGACGTGGAATCCAATTGTTGGATGCTCGAAGGTGTCCGAAGGGTGTCGGAATTGTTATGCCGAGCGGATGGCGTTTCGAATTTGCCGTATGATGGAGCCGCCCAAATATACAGCCTATCGCGGTGTTCTGTATGCTGACTCTGCTGGCGGCGCGATTGAAAAGTGGAATGGAGAAACAACGCTTTTAGAGGATATTTTGCAAAAGCCGCTTGGCTGGAAGAAGCCGAGGGCGATCTTCGTCAACAGCATGGGCGACCTGTTCCATGAGAATACGCCGGATGAATGGATTCAACAGGTGTTCAGGGTGATGTCTCTTTGTCCGCAGCACCTTTTTATCGTGCTGACGAAGCGCGCAGATCGGATGGAGAAGTTTATCCATGACCGGCTTGCACGGTTTAAAGAATCCGGTTTAAGCGGCGAACTTCCGCACGTATGGCTTGGTGTGACGGTTGAGGATCAGGAGGCTGCGGATGAGCGCATCCCGCACCTGCTCAGCACTCCGGCCGCTGTCCGGTTTGTGAGCTGTGAACCGTTGATCGGACCGGTTGATTTATCGACATGGATTCCACCCTTTAATGACTGCAGCCATTATCAGGGTGGATGTGTTCGGCCTGAAAATGTTTTTGCCTGCACCGCCTCGCCCGAAAGCCGCCCGGGAACTGAAAGCTGTAAGCCGTCACAATGCGTTTTTGGCCGTCGAGGTATCGACTGGATCATCGCTGGTGGTGAAAGCGGAGCAAATCAGGAAGTACGTCCAGGCCATGCTGAGTGGTTTAGATCGCTGCGGGATCAAGCAGAAGAGGCCGGTGTGCCGTTTTTCTTCAAGCAGTGGGGAAATCCTGCGGCGTATGCGTTCAGCGGCTTTAATCGGCAGTGTGAAGCCGGTCTGGACAAAACCAAACGCACGGGCGGAGATATGCTCGATGGACAGCAGCACCACCAGTGGCCCGTATCGGACAAATCAGGCGTATAGGACGGATGGGACGCATGAAAGATTTACACTTTGAAAAATTTATTCCGCCGAGCAAACGGGGCGTTCCGATGAAGCGCCGGGCTTTAGAAAATACCAAGAAGGCTTCCCCTGAATTGGTGCCGACGAAGACGTGTCCGTTTGAAAAAGAGTTTGCGGAGCATCGGGAAGAGTATGTCGAACAGACGCTGAATACCAAACGCCTTGCTGCGCTGGAGACGCTCCGCGGCGTGGTGGAGAGGGAGATTGAGCAGAGGGAGAAGACAACCGGTTTCTTCGATGAGGCCAAGGCTTGGGAACATATTAAGGCCGCGCTGAAGGGGTGCCAATGAATCTTTGCGAACAGTGTTCACTACGGGATCGCTGCGGTCTCTATCAGGCCGTGAAACCAGCCTCGCCGAAGAACTGCGCCAAATTCAGGAAGGAAACAGACGTAAAATGAGAACGCGCGATAAGATCAGAATTTATAGAAAGTTTATGTCTGGATTTTCAATGGATAGTCTTGGCTCACAGCTTCATCAGATGAAGTTTAAACGCGCTCCAGACGTGTTCCCGTGCGTGCAGTGTTCCCTTGATGTTCAACAAATTATACGCGACGTCATTCACGCCGATCAATTTGGAATGATAAAACGATGAGCAAGGCCACAAAACATCCCGTGCATCATCCCGTGGAGATCAGGGACGCAATTTCTCTGCTGAAACAGGAGGGGGTTGTATCCCCTTCCCGCGAGCAGTTGCAGGATAAGTTTAACTGGCTGTTCAAGCTGCGCGAAGAGAAGATCCACAGAGAGTTGAATAATCCCCTGATGTACGGCTACAGGCCGTCCGTGTGGTTCATTTGTATGGCGGTGCTGGGCTTGGACTGGCTGATTCCCCCAACGCTCTACAAGGCCACGGGGGAACGCGTGGAGGGCGGAGAGACGTTTGGCCGGGCGGTGCGTGCGGCTTTTGGTCTGGAAGCGCCCTGGGACGTGCTTTGCGTGCTGGGAGGCAATCGGTCGGCCAAGAGCGAACTGGAGTGTTTTCTGGCTATGGCGTCCGTGTTGAAGTTTTCCAAGGTTAATCTGCTGATGTTCCATACGGACAGCGAAATGTCCCGCAAGATTCATCAGGAACGGATGTACCGCTATCTACCGCATGAGTTGAAGATTCAAAGTTTGCGCGGGGCTGATGCCTATATTTCCTACAAGGCGAAGACTGGATTTTCTGACGGGACGGGATTCATTTTGCCTAACCGGTCGGAGTGCGGTTTCCGCAATTATCAGCAGCAGCGCGATAAGATCGAGGGGGAGGAACTCGGGGAGCCCACGAAGGAGCGTTGCATCGGCGCGGTGGCGGATGAGTTGATTCCGGTGGACTGGCTGCAAACCCTGCTCTTCCGCCTGGCTACGCGCTCCAGCGCAATGATGATTGGTTTCACGCCGATCTACGGCTACAGCCCCACCGTGGGGATGTTCCTCGATGGTTCCAAGGTGCTGCGCTATGGGAAGGCGTTCCTGCTTCCGAGGGATGGAGGACAGCCTGACGAGACGCTGGCGCTGACAAATGAGGATTGTCTCGATTGGATTGCCGATTGTGGATTGCCGATTGGCGATTTAAATAATCAGAAATCAGAAATCAGAAATCAGAAATTCTCGCAACGCGAGACGTGGAAGAGTGTGCCGGGTGATGCAGTGGATCGCCGGTCGATGACGGTGAAACACGGAGAGAGGGTGTTTGCGGCAGTCCCGAGGGTGATTCAGAGCCAGAATAAGCGCATGGGGGTGATTTGTTTCCATTCCGATGACAACCCGTTCGGCAATGCTCCCGAGGTTTGGAACAAAATACGGCACGGCAGCGCGGATGAGATCAAGGAACGCTATTACGGCTTTACGGAACGACGCATGGCCGGAGCATTCCCGCTGTTTGATGAGGATGTCCACACGATTGCACCGGATGCGATTCCAAAGTCCGGAACCAACTACATGATTTGTGACCCGTCGAAGGAGCGCAACATGTTCAAGCTGTGGATTCGCTGTACGCCGGAGGAAATTTACGTTTACCGGGAGTGGCCCTGCCCTTCCTACGCCATTCCGACCGAAGGCTTCACCGGCCCCTGGGCGGAACCCAGCGATAACGCCAAGCTGTACGACGGAAAGAAGGGACCCGCGCAGAAGAATTTTGGATGGGGTTTGGTGATGTACAAGAAGGAAATCGCCAGGCTGGAGGGATGGGAGTGCTACACGCTGGATGCCAATGCGGAACAGGTGAAGGAGTGGAACGAGCACGGTAAGGCCAAAGAGAAAATCTATATGCGCTATCTGGATGCGCGGTTTGGCAATGCCAACGGCTATGACGAAGGCGGACAGATCAATCTTTTTGAACAGTTCGACGCGATTGGATTGACGTTCTATGAATCTGTCAGCGGAAGCCGGCACAGCATTGACGACGGTGTGCAGATGATTAACGACGCGCTGGCCTATGACACCACGAAGCCCGTTGATTTTATCAACCGTCCGAAACTTAGGATCTCCACGGATTGCCAGAACCTGATTTTTGCGATGAAGATTTGGACGGGACTGGATGGGCAAAAGGGAGCTTGTAAAGACCCCGTGGACTGTCTGCGCATGGCGCTGTTGAAGAACGTCTGCCACATGGAGGATCAGAAAGTGATGAGGTTTGGCGGACGAGGAATTTATTGAGGAATGAAGGCTTGAGTCCGCAGGCTGTAGGCTTGAGGTAAGATTTTTTACAGAAGGAAACGAAGGAAAAGGAGGGGATTATGATTCAGGACACATGCTGCTGCGGATCGGGTTTTGCAACTTCAAGTAAATCGGACTGTGAAAACAGATTCCGCCATGAGGCGTGGTTAAGAGCGCATGAGGTTTGTCGATCAAGTGCGCAACCGATGAAAGACCGCTCCGCCGTACAACTCATTTCCGCGATTAACTGGCTGGTGATGACAAAAGAGGATTTTGAACGTCTGTCTGAAATTTTTAAAGCATCTGCAAAACAGAAAGGCGGTGCAGATGAGCAAGGAAAATAAGGCCGCAGTGGGAGCAAAGCCCCCGCCTGTTCCAGCGGATTACCCATCCTTTCAGCGGGAGCAGGTGGTGGGTGTGCTGGGGGAGAATAAGAAACTGCACGCCTCGTTCTATGTGCGGCGCCGGCATGTGATGGATGCCTACGGAATTACCAGGCACACGTTCCGGATGTTGGTGGAAGCGGGTCAGTTGACGCCAAAGCATTTTGTTTTTAAATAGGGCGGCTTGCAAGCCGCCCGTACAGGAAGGAAAAGAATGAAAAAGATTAAGCAGTGGATGGAGAAGTGGCTTCCGGAGCGGAGGCTGGTGGTGGTGGTGAAGGTGGCGCATGAGCCCGATGAAGTGCTGGAAACTTTGCTGGCGCAGGGGCCGGAGGCCAACGCATGGCGCGGAATGGATGAATGTTCCCGCCGTTTGATGCAGCGTTGGGAGGATGAAGCCGCCGGTTCGCTTGAAGAAAAGGGGCTGGCGATTGTGCGCTGCCAGGCGCTGATGGAACTGCGTTCAGAAATGCTGACCGTGTTTTATGCCAGGCAGAAGAAGATCGCGGCGGAAAAGTGAACAAAAAATTACGGACGGAGCGGGCGGATCGGGCGAATCGAAATGATTTTGTGCGGCTATGTTAAGCTAATTTGAGCCAAATCGGGCGAAGTCGGACGGATTGAGCGCGTCGGGGTTTACACCTCGGCGCGTTTTGCGTTTTCTGGTGGCGTGGGAAGGGATTTCTCACGGGGAATTTGAGCACCCAAACGCTCTGTTCACTTGTTGGAGATCAACATGACCGAAAATGGAAAACAGGATCAGCAGCCTGGCGCAGGTCAAGGCGCCGAAATCGCTGGCAAAGAAAACGCAGGCACACTGGAAGCGTTGATTGATCGGATGGATGAGCAGCCGCAGGCTGCGAAAACGGAAATCGTAGAACCGAAGACCGAAGAGGTTACTCCCGCGCCGGAAGACGCGGAACCTAAACCCGAAGAGACCGAAGAAAAACCGGAAGAACCCAAGGACGGCGACGAACCGAAGCCGGAGGATGATGAGGTTCCCGAGGAACACAAGAGCGTGTTCAGCGAGGAAGCCTACAAAATCTTCAAGCAGAGGATCGGAAAAGAGAAAGGCAAGCGCGAGAAGCTGGCAACGGAACTGGAATCCGTGAAGGCAGAACGCGATGAGCTGAAGAAAACAGCCGATCCAGCGATGAAGGAGGCGGTTTCCGCCGCTGGAATCGCACCGGAGTTTCTGACCGGAGAGAGTGCCAAAACGATTGCGGAGGCTGATAAGCTGACGCGGCGTATCAACTGGGCCAGAGAGGCATCCAAGAACCATGACGGATTTGAAGATGCGACCAGCGGGAAAGTTTATACCCCGCAGGAACTATTGGCCTACGCGATGGAACTCTCCACAAACCCCGATAATATGGAAATTCTGGCCGAAGCCCGCAGCGTCCGCAAGGTCGCACAGGCCCGTCAGAAAGAAGCCATTTCGGAAGGTCTCAAGGTACTCGCCGCAAAGGAAAAAGCCAAGACGGCTTTGATTCCCGGCGAAAAGAAACCGGCCAAGGTATCCCCGCCCGCACCAACCAAATCAACACCCGCTCCGAGTAGCCCTGCAAATCGTCGTGATTTCGCCAAGACCGGCGACATCAACGACATGATTGATGCACTTTAAATCTGGAGTTTTACAATGCCTACAAAAAGCGGGCCTCTGACCGAGGCAATTCTCACGAACAAACGTCCCTCCTGGGATGACATCGTTCACAATATCAACGAAGACGGGATGGTAAAAAACCCGTTTCTCTCGCTTCTGAAAAGCGATAAGGAACCTGTTCAGATGGTTTCTAACTGGGCGGCCGACGATCTCGACGGCGGCGGATACGGCGGCAAGGTGGACAATGCTCCGGCCGGAACCGCGAAGAGCAAACTGGCAGGCAGCCTGAGCAATGCCAGCGAATGGAACGAAGAAGTCTGGAAGGTTTCCAAGCTGGCCGGCGTGACCGACGAGTTTGGTATCCCGAGCAAGGATTCCATCAACCGGCAGAAGAAAGCGGCTTTGAACCGTCTGCTGAACGGTCAGGAAAAGTTGTTCCTGTCCGAACAGGATGCGGCGATGGCTTCCGGGGAAACCCCGTACCGCTGTCGCGGTATCGGCAAGATTCTGGCAACGGGCGACCACAATGCCGCGTTCCCCGTTCCGGAAAATCTGGCCGTGCCGGCAAGCTGCATCCACGCCGGAACGCTGGCCGCATTCACGGAAAGCGTGCTGGAAGGCATGTTGAGCGCCGCGTCCACCCTGCTCGAAGAGCCGGTGGTGTACGATGCGTTTGTCGGGCCGAGCCTGAAACGCGCTATGGATGTGTTCGCCGCGCGCGATCCGGTCGCCAGCGCCTCGAACGTCGCCCTGCGCACGTTCAACCAGAATGCTTCTGACAAGGAGTTTCTGAGCATGGTTGACGTGTTCCGTTTCTCGGTTGGAACGGTTCGCACGCACATCAGCTATCACCTGTTCTGTAGCGCCGCCGGCGCACGGGATGCGGTGTTGAGCGCAGCGGGGGGTTACTTCCTCGACATGCGCCGCTACAAAATCGCGTTCAATCAGTCGATCAAGCACCTTGATCTGCCGAAAGACAACAGCGGTGTGAGCGGTGTGTACGACTACATCTGCACCCTGAAATATGGCGTGCCGAAAGGTCAGTGTATGGTTCGTCCGTCCGCGCTGTCGTAATCAACGGGGAAAGGGCGGCAGTTCATGCCGCCCCTACCCAATCACCTGAAACCGAAATCTGAATAGGAGAATGAAATGAAGAAGTTTACAATGATGATGATCGCGCTGATTGGTTTTTGCCTTTTCGCGCAGGCCGCTGAATGGCGTGCAACGGACCTGTTGGAACAAGCCCGTACCGGCGCCACCCGTGTTTATGTGGTGGAGCATTCCGACTTGACCACCACTACAACGAACACAGCCCAAACACTGGCTGTTTCTGTTCCGGCAAAGACGGCGGTGCAATTCGTGATGATGGAACTGGAAACGGCGTTCGATACCGGAAACACCAACTATACCGGCTCTTTGGCCGTTAAGGTGGGTGATGGTACGGATGACGACTTGTACCTGACTTCAACGGAGCTGGCTTCTGACGGTTCCGAGGTTTGGAAGAAGTTCCCGCCAGTTCCGACGGTGACTGCAGTGACAACGATTGGTGCCACCACGAATACAGTCATAACGTCCGTGGCTGTTGGCGAGAAAGTTTACACGGCGGGGGATACCATCGACTTTGTGTTTACGCCGAACGACTCGCCTGAAGCCGTCAGCGCATACACATCCGGGAAATCGAAGTTTTACTTCAAGGTGCAGTAGAAAAGTGACGGGTGGCGGGTGTCGAGTGGCTCCCGCTTCCCGTAACTTCCAATGATTGGAAAATAAAAGCAATGGCTGGATTCTCACAAGAGGTTCTGAATCAGGCAGCAGCAAAGCAGCGCAAAGCCAAAGAGCGGCGCGGCGCGGCGGCAGAGATCGGGGCCGGCGGAGAACGCACCCATCAGATTGAATCGCGCCTATTTCATCAGGGCGTGGCCTATGGCCGCAAGCATGGCGTACATCAGCCGTGGGATGATCCCAATTTTGTGCAGGAAATGGAGAAGGCTCACCCCGACATCGTGGTGGGCGGCGGTCGCGTGACCGTGGGCGGCCCGCTGGGGAACCACCCGAAGCGTGCAACGTGTTTACGCAAACCAAAACTGAGTGGAACCGGAACGCATAAATTTATTTTACGCGGAACCGATTTGGTTCCCGCTTAACCCAAGGAACTTAAATGTCCGACGAATACAAACTCGACCAGATCGCGGCGGATGGCGGCAGCGAAAAGGGTTCAGCGGATCAGGTGGACGCGGTTAAGAAGCAACTCGACAGAATCCGCAGTGACCTGGTTGAAAATGTTTATACTGAACGCGAACGGCTCGGGCGGGTTCGTTTCTGCCAGTGGCCCGGTCAGAGCGAAGACGGACGCAAGTATGATTCAGTCAATGATCGCGCCATGCCATTTGAGGGCGCCAGCGATACCCGCCCCTTCACGGCGGACGGCATTATCAATTTTATCCTGGCTGAACTTTCCACGGCAGCCAGCCGCGCCACTCCCCGCGATACCGGGATGGAGTCCGGCGATTCACGGTCCGGCGGGTTTAATTCGACGCTGATTAAATGGCTGGTGACGAATCAGTGGAGAGACTACCGAAAGAATGTTGAACTGGCCGTGCAGTATGCCTACGGGGATTCGCCCGGCGCGTGCGTGTTCTGGACGGATTGGTGCGAAGAAAAGGAAATTTCCCTGCAAAAGCTGACGGTGGATGAGC